CGTCCATGTAATCAGATGCTTATTGGTTGATATATTAGTTGTGTCTAGGCCACCGTTAACAGCAGAGTAAAGTGTGTCAAAGTTACTATTAACTTCACTGGCCACTGCGGCCTGACCTGCTGTGAACGTATGTGGTTTGGTTATGATTGCCATTAGAAGGTTACCACCGTTGCTACATTACCTGCGTTTACATTTCCACTCCCCCCTTTATATCTTATATTCCAGCTTGGGGCCACGTTCATTGTGAAGGTGGAGTTTGTTGTACTTGCAGAGGTTTCAATGACGTTTGTGTCTGTACTAGAAGGGGAGGCGTATTCGCCAAGCTGATTGCCAGCGACGATCGCCTCTGTTGTACTGTTTAAATATATTGCCGGGGAGTATATATCTTTTCCATCTCCACCCGCAACCCCGGTTGTTTTGCCCTCAACAAATCTACATCTGGTAATTGATGTTCTTGTCGGGGAAAGCGTTCTCCCTGTGTTAAATCCCAGGTGTATTGCTGTCTTGAATGAATCAAAGACGCAATCATTGATGTCACAATCATCACCATAAACTTCAATTAGGTTTGAGTTCTGGTGTGTGTCTGTAAACCTAATGTTCTCTAGCTTTACCTTGTCAGAAGAAACTCGAATGATTGGGTCTGTTGAGTCAACAAGGCGGGTTATTCTTGTGCGCCCTGGGGTTAGCCCAATGATTTGAACCGGGGTTGTTATTTCTATGGTAGAGACAACAGCGTGTGTCCCCTCGGTCAGGAATATCCGACCGCCAAGTTGGCCCAGTGAGCTAATGATTGCACTTAGCGGTTCGCCCGGCGCCACTGTTACACCAATGTTGTCTATTTTCTCAAGCGCATCTTCCGCTGTTATCAAATGATGTATGCTGTCTGGTTGACCAAGGCCGCTGCTTTTGACTCTGTTGTTGTAGTCAAATCGCCGCCTCATCTCTCTGTCTCCATTGGCTCTACTTCAAAGGCTATAGATCTAACAATGCCAACGGGTGGAGGGAACTCTCTTCTGTCGTCCATTGATATGGTTCCACCGGGTGCGTCAAACGCTGGGATCTGAGCAACGCCCAAGCGAATCCATTTGCCGTTTATTTCACCAGAGGGCAAATAAAGCTGCTGCCACCACCACTCGTTACCACACCACTGCATCGTATCTTCTTTGTCTACGCCGCCAGTGCCCAAGTCTGACCTGTTGTTGGCCCACTTCCCCATTGTTGAAGTAGATGAACTCCAGAAAAAGCCAGACACCTCTGCTTCGTCAGGCGTTGCTATAGAAGTTCCGTCTGGCCTTAGCTCTGGGTCGCCAGACTTGGGGTGGGTCTGAAGATACCCAACCGTGCTGTACCTTTCGGGATAATCTGTAACCACTGTGCCGGTAGAATCAAACCTTTCAACATGGGTGTCGAACGGGGCATTCTCTGTCTCCATAAACCATTGAGGGCCTGCTGGTACGGTTACATCGTTAGAGCCTCCACCTGCGCCAATCCCTGGAAATGTGTGAAAATAGGTTGGCCGCTTGCCCCAGCTCATCATGTCCAGCCGAGGTCGCCGTATGTCGGCAAATTGCTGATTATCTCTAAACAGCTTTGTCGTACTCCACACATATGCTGTTGATCTGATCTTTGGGTATATGTCACTTAGGGCGCTCACGTGGTAACCCAGTGTCACGCTATCTTTCCCTGGGTGACCAAACGTTTCAAGACGACAACCGACCGGATCTCCACCGCTGCCATCAGAAAAAGAAGACAGAACAAACATTGTGTCGCCCTTGTCCCAATACACGCCATCGGTGCAAAAGGCAGAGGTCTTCAAGTTGTCATCAATGTAGTAGGTAAATGCATTCAACTCGTAGTCATAGACAATGGTCAATGCATTTGGCCTAAGAATAAACGAAGGCTCACGGGCTTCCCCGTCGTGAACGCCCTGGATTCCGCGTATTGGCACGTTGAACCAGATCTGATTGTCTTTTGGATAATGAACTGCCGTGCAGCTATGAAGCCTTGACTTGTCAATCCGCCACGGCATCCCCCAGAAAGTCGCAGCCCCTTGGTTGTGCATTCCGTAGCCAACAAACGTTTGATGGTTGTTGTATGCAAGGATGTCTGGAATATAGTCCGCCTCTGGCGCATCAGAAAACAAAGACCCTATGGGATCTGATATCCTCTGGACATCACTTCCGTTGCTCACCCAGATGCCATCGTTGTTCACAAAATAGAACTTGTCTCTGGCCTGTATAATTGACCTTGGCGCAGTACATCCAACGGTTGATACTTTCCATGTTCTTTTCATGTCAACGTGCGCCCATATGGAGTCGCGAGTGAACAGATATAAAAAGTCCTTAAAGGAAAGAAGCCCGGTTATTTCGCTCAGTCCGGGCATTGTCCGCATAAGTGTCTCGTTAATAGACAGCGGGTCGTTCGGATCGCCAGAGCAGAACATATACTTGGTTAGCAGGATTCCGTTTTGTGCTGGGATAACTACGTTCTGATCTAAGAAGTCCTGGCGGGTGGCCACGTCCCCGGTGAACTTCATTATACGCTCACCAGAAAAACCCGCGTACCATGTCATCGCCATGTGGGTTTCTACAATGTCCCCAACGGGGGGCGATGCGCCATAGAAGTACAGGTCGTCGTAGTACCGGCCAGCATCTCCACCCTCTGTGCCATAGCTGGTCATGTTAACAAGGCGAAGTGTTGCGGATTCTGAGTTCTCGTTTCCGGGCGAAAACACATAAACAGCATCTCGTGTTGTTATTATGGTTGCGAACCTGGCGCCTGGAAGAATTGCGTCAACAAACCCACACGTAAATTTCTGGTCTGCCGTTTTGCAGGCGTCCATTGTTGCTGAATTTATAACGTTTGTGTTCAGGTCAACCCAATAAACAGTGGGCACCCCGCCCGCCAAACTAGACGGACCAACAATAAGCAGGTAGGGGTTTTGCTGCCCCTCTCTGTCAGACAGGTGTAGCTGGCCGTATGATAGGTTGATGTATTCCGTTGGCGTCATAAACACGCCATCTGTTTTTATTAGCCACCGCCAGTGCTTGGCTGGGCGAGGCTCAATATAACCCCTGCTAAGGTTAACATTGATTGCTGTCTCAAGGTGCTGCTCTGTCTGGAACGACTCGCGCTCTTCAATTCCCTTGAACGGTCCCTTTATAAAGTGTTGCGGCATTAGTAAGGTGACTCATATAGCATCTTTGAAGTATTAGACCGGGTGTTCTCAGCTTGACGCACTTCATTCTGAACCCACACATACAGCTCAGTAATCTCTCCGCCCTGCCGTCTTTCTTTCATCGTAAGTAGCTTGGTAAATGTAACTAAAACCAAGTCATGAAACTCTTCTGCATATGAAGTTGTTGCAGCCACTGCGTTGTCTGGGTGAAGAAGCTCATCGGTTGAACCAGACAACGTTCTTGGGTGCCTGACATAACGAACATACAGATAGACTTCACTCGCGGGCACGCTAATTAGCTTTAAGTCGTTGTCTCCCTCAAGAGTCCAACGAAGATAAAACCGAGAACCATACTGGTGAAAGTGAGGGTCATGCAAAGTGGACGGTGAGTTGTATTGTTCGTCAGGTCGGATGTATTCAAGCGACACCGGCTGGTTTGAACTAGACACCGCCGCATCTGTGCCGAGGTGTGCAACATCAAGAACCTTATATGGGCTAGTCCCAAGGTAACTTACGTTATCGAGAGACACCTCTGTTGCATCTGCTGGATATGTTATCCGCTTTGACTCACCAAAATAAGATGGGTCAATGTTGGTTACAGAACGATAGACCATTCTGTTGGCGGTGTTTGCTATCCTGTCCATCTGTGCGCTAGGCCAGTACTCTCCTTTTTCACCAAGAAGATCTCTGGCTAATACTTTCATTTCACCAAGGTTCAACGCACACCCCCAACAAACTCTTTAATGACACCGCCTGATGCATTGTAGAGTTGCTTCATTTCGTATCTCACATCGTCCCATGCGTTGGCTTCTCGGCGCTTTTTCTCTGCAGCAACAGGCGCAAAGTGAGCATCCTCCCATTCGCCAACGCTTTCTTCAGAATAAAGATCATGATCTCGCAGCCATCGAATCACAGCAGGCCCAGGCTCTAGGTATGAATCGTTGGGTCCAGCCCAAACATAGAATGCTTTGAGGTATCGACAACGGGCTGGACCGGCAGAGGTAACTACAACATCTTCAGTGTCGTAACATAAAATCCACCGTGCCAGCTCGCTGTCAAATGCCACAACAACACGCGCATCCGAAGCAGGCGGGTACTGCTCACGAACGTAAGAAGTCCAGCGGTCACTTGCTTTCATTGCTCGCGACCGCTGGAGCATCTCAGGTGTAATCGGCATTAGCTTGGCTGTGCCGTGCTGATGCCAGCAACAGTTTTATTGCAAACAAACAACAGCGACGCCGGAAACGACCCTGGGTTGTTTGTAATATTTGCCTTGGATGCAGTTGCCTGAGCAAACGAACAGTCAACAATAATGCTGCCGTTATACGTTTTGCCGTTGGTCAAATTCAACGGGTCCGCTGCCTCATTAAACAAGCACCCACGAACAATAATGTCGGTTGCATTGTGAGCAGGAAACATAAGACCCTGGGTTGCGGCATTGATAATGCAATTTTCAATAATCACATCTTCAACCTGATCGTTACCGTCTGCCGACAACTGGATTGCGGTAATCGCATCCACGCCGAAGTAACAATCAGACACGCGAGTGCCAACGCCCTTGCTTCCGCTTTGGCCATCTACCTGCAGATAAGACGTAGGCGCACCACTGACATCCAAGAAAGAGCAATCTTTCACAGAGTTGCGAAGGCCAGTAACGGTAATGCCATGCTTGCCGTCGTTTACCTTGAAAGTAAGACCTTGAACAAGACAGTCATTACCACTCAACGACATCCCATTCGATCCCGATTTAGAGGTAATTGTGGTTGCCTCACGCATGCCCGGGACACCCAGAAGTCGAGTGCTGTTCGGCATTGATGGCGAGCCAGTAAGCGTGTGACTGCCTGGAAGAACCACAACAACGTCACCGCGACCAGCCTCACAGGCATTGAGGGCACTGTCCACTGTAGTGCGAACGGTACCATCGACCTTGTTATTAACTTGCTCTTCAACAAACCATCTGTCTGTCGATGAGCCGACAAAAAAGACCCGCCCGCTGCCGAGGCCCAACCCGTAGGTTGACTCGACTAGCGCACGAAGTCTGGAAAAATCCATACCTAGCATGTCTTACTCCTAAGCAACCAGACCGGTAACTGCAATGTCGTTAATACGAGCAAGGCCAGCGCGGTTTGAGGTTCCCATGTTTGAGTACGTGCGACCGAAAGCGGTAACAGAGTCAAGACCCGACTGCCATTTCCAAACAGAACCACCTGACTCATCCCAAGAGAATGGAGATGTTTCGTAAATCTTCAGAGCAGCTTTGCTCAAGCAGAAGATTTGACGGTGGCGACAGTCTTTGTCTGAAAGAATAGGAATCAATCGACCATCGTGGTGATAGGTCAACGCTTTCCATCCACCCTTCATCTCTGTTGGGGCGAACCGCTCTTGGCCCTTCGACTTTAGCATGTTCAAGTACGCACGCTGAGTAGCAGTGTGCATAACCATGAGGTCGCACTCGCCAGTAGACAAGTCGTCCACAGCATCGATAGCTTGGTTCAGCAAGTCTTCAGTGAGAGGTCGCTCAGAGCCAGCGCCAGCTGGGTTGTCAAAGACAGTAGACGCCCACTCTGGGTGAGTCGCTGGGTCAATATTCTGAAGTGCGCCAGAGCTATTAACAATACCAGCAATACCCATGCACTCTTTATTATGTGACTGGTTTGCAGCAGTTGTAGCCTTACCAAGAACAAAAACTGCACCAGCAGATGGGTTGTTACCAGCAATACCACTCAGAGTAAACTGGGTAAAAGGAGAGGACTTGCTTACCGAAGCAATCGTACCCACACCCAATGAAGCGCCCACGCCATCACCAGCGATAAGGTGCGCGGGGGTACCCCAGGCAACCTTCATTCCCACCTTCAAGTGGCGAGTTGTCCGTGGAGTATCAGAGTCTGTGATCACTGTGCCGTCATCAAAGCCCTTGATGGTTACTGTTGATGATACCCCGTCAAAACTGGCAGCCTCACAGAAAACACCAGAGCCATCACCGTGGAACTGACGGTTCAAGCTGTCTGTCAGATCCTTGGTTCGGTTCTTGAGTTGCTCTGTTTTTACAGATGCCCAAGCGCCTGCTTGGTCTGCTGTTGCTGCCTCGGCAATGTTGCTCACCGTCATAACAACATAGTTGAACTTGTTGTTAATGATGCTTGACTCGTAAACGTCGCTTGATGCATCGGGCAAAGTGCCACCTTCATTTCGCGCACCCGTTGCGTTTGCGCTCCGAAGATAGACTGGTTGCTCGTGGTGCTTACCTGTCCAATGTTCGCTGGTCTTAGTCAGCTCATCATATAATACAACCTTTCGGTTGATAGTTTCTGACACCGCCTTTGCGTAACGAATCTTCATCGCATTGGCGTAATTGCTAGTATCTTGCATTCTAAATCTCCATAAAAATCAAAATCGTGATCGTGCGAAAGCCATGCTCTCGGCTTGGTAACTATATAACATCAACAGATGTTAGGCCTGCAAAGATAATTAAGAGCTAAGGGCAAGAGCCTTCTTCATACTCATCTTTTTCTTCTTCATCATCATCTTCATCTTCTTTTTCACCCTTCTCTTTTCCTTTCTTTTTCTTTGCATTGTCAGCAAGAAGGATCATGATTGCCTTCTTCTGTTTCTTCTTGTCATCGCTTCCTTTCATGTTAGCTCCTCATGTTGAATTCTTTTTGAGTGTCTCTTTTTATAGCATCGAACGCATCGATATCACCGGTATACCATCGTCGCTCTCGCTCATCTGGCTCCTGCAGTTTCTTGGCCGAAGCCCCCGGCAAACCCCTGGGGATAACGGTTGGAGACTGCTTGCCCGCCTGCTGGGTTACTTGGCCTGAGCTTCCCGCCAGCTTTTGCACCATCTTGGCTGCGTCTTCCATTGTTCCGCCTTGATCCATCGTTGTAAGAAGTAGCCGAAGCATCATGTCTTTTCCTTCTGGGTTGGCGACTGCGGGGTACTTCTTTGCTAGCCCGGCAGCTTCAGCTTCCGATGCTGCCAACACTGCCTGCTGGCTTCTGGCCTCTCGCTCTTGCCTAACCGATTCCATTTCTCTTTGAACTTCTTTCTGCCATGCTTTTATCTTGTCAACGTCAGAAAAAATATCGTCATCATCTAAACCAAAACCGCTTTCAATCTCAGGCTCAGGTTCAGGGCTTGGGTTTCTTCTTTGTTCAGACCATGCTTGAAAAGCTTCAAAGTCTTCATTGGTTTTGAAGTGTGTCTGAAAGAAAGTCTGCAGCTCTTTTTCTCGCTGGTCCATCTTCTGCTTTAGGGCGTTATGCTCTGACTGCCAGTTAGTAGTATCTGGTTGGCTTTCTGCAGGCGCCTGCTCTTCTGAAGCAAACTGCCCTTGCTCATTCCTGGGCTGCTGCTGTCCTGACTCTGCGTTTCTTTTTATTTCTGCTACATCTGCATCCAAGCTAGCGAATGGATCGGATGAAGGGGCAGACTCTGTTGTTGCTTCTGGGGCCGTGTCACTCATTTAGAACATTCCTCTTTCTTCTTCTGGGTTAAAGCCAGGACCTCTTGGTCCAATTGCTTGGTTTAATTCTGGCGAACCGCCGCCAACCATTCCCGGCGGCTGATCATCCTCTGGAAACTTTTCACCTGTTGGCATTTCTGGCGGCAACGGTTGCACTAATTCTTCTGGTGCTGCACCACCAAGGTCACCCTCTGGAGGAGCTGGCATCTGCTGTTGCACAGCAGCTTGCGGGTCTTGGCCGTATGCCTGAACCCAAGATGGTAGTCCTTGCATTTGCATTTGCAGTTGCCTGTAGTGCTCTGCCAAGTGTTTATCGTAGAACTCCTGCACTTCCGGCGAGAGATCTCGAAACGAAGGCTCTTTCATTCTGGTCAGCAGCTCTGATATGTGAACCTGATGGTTCTCCCACCACCGCACCTTTATTTTCATGTGGTTTGATTCGTCTTCCATGTCTACGTTTTCTTGACGCTGATAGTTTCTATCGCTCGTGTCATCATCGTAAAACTGATCAAGACCCTGAGTGCCAAACGCCTTACGGAAACGAACGAGCGTTTCTGGGTCTTCGGCGGGACCAAACCCTCCAATCTGCAGCAGCTGAAGGCTCAACTCTTTTTCATACGACTCGAACTTAGGCAGCATTGAACCCGCTGCAACCTCCACGTCCGTGCTATCAATAAACTCACGTTGAAACAGCATAACCTCTGGTCTTTTCATTTCACCAAGGACGCTAATGGTCTGCTCAACATTCATGTTTTCTCGCCACATCTCAAGCAGGTTGGTTCCAAGATCAGAGAACGCATCCTCAAGAGAGCGTGCCGCGCCAGACAGTTTGACTGCATCTTGATCGGCAAGCATACCAATAGCTCGACCAGAAACAACGCCCGATGGATTCCTTCCCTGTGACACTTCATGAACACCAGACACGTCGTACATATTTGTCTTCAGTGTGTTCACTAGCTCATATAGCGAGGCAGGTATTGGCACAGGGGGCACCCGCTGTGGCGCTGGCCCGAGGTTTGGGTTGTAAAAGATGATGTGGTCTGGCCGGTTCTTGATTCCGTTCCTGCCAACACTGCCTGCAGCAGCTGTCCATGGCGGAGAGGAGCTTAGGTTACGCAACTCTAAGACCTGTGAGATGGTCCGGTTGAGTTCTTTTTGCAGGGGAATAATACCAGACACGACCCCGGTCCCCCAGAACCGACCGGCCATCTCACCGATCCTCACCTGTGTAAGCGAGAACCGGCCTCCGGGCAAGGGGGTTTCTTCTAATAAGGTAGCTCCGCTGCTTAGAATTCGACGACCGCCTGGGTGTTCAGAGCTTGGTTTCTCTTGGTACTCAAGCACTCGATAAACTTTCTTTTCATCAAGGCCCGTAGTGTAACCGCGAACATCTCTTTTCCACATGCTGTCCGAGTCGCGGCTCCCTGACTTTAGCTTTCTTTGAAAGTCAATTGACTCCACAGCCCCAGGCCACCGCATTTCCAAAGCGGCCTCGGTTAACACATGAGCTAAGATAACCCACTTGCTGTTGCTTAGATGCGTTGCCTCTGGATCAGGGTATACATCGAATGGGGACCATGCCTCTACAACTGGAAACCCAGATGGCTTCAGGTCTAATCCATCCTGAACAAGGTCGCCTGCATGTGGGTTCCAATAGGTGTTGAAAAAACCAGAGCCAGCAACCGAAGCCCACCAAACAACTTCGTATGTAACGGATGGCATCTTCATCTTTCGGTAGAGGTAATCAAGAAGATGGCCAGATGCCTTAGCCTTCTGCCTTCTATCATCCTCTGCACCGCCAGGCCTTACTATCCACCCAGGTCTTTGTTGCGTTAGCTTTGATGCAGTTGTATTTACAATTGGCCGGATAAGATTATTGGTAAGTCTTACCCTATAGCTTGGGGCTTTAGGCTCAAGCGGTCGGCCATGTTTATAGGTGACATACTGCCGTCCATCGTAGAATGCATGGTTGGTCCACCACTCATCGTTCAACTCGCTTTTCATATCTTTGCTGTGTCTAAACAGCCGATCTATTTCAGCAGCAAGTTGTTCTTCTTTGGTGCCTGTCCCAGTGGTGTCAAGTATTCTCATGCATCGTAACCTAAACCATCAACTATTGTGTCTGCTAGGATTTTATCAAAGTCAGGGTCAATGTGTGGCGAGTTGGGGTTGACGTTCCTTAGAAGCTCTTGCTCTTGCCACCACTCAGTGAAGTCCGTTCTGTCTTCGCCAGGTGGAACGGTAATATCCAATGGCGACACGGCAGGCATCTCCACCTGCTCTACCTCCTGCTTTGCCTGAACCGGGGCGCTTTCATCTGACTCATCAGACTCCACCCCTGCCCATTTCATTGCCCTCATTGCCGCACCACAGAGCAGGGCTTTAGCTGTAAGGATAGCCACGTCTTTTAAAACCATTGACCTTCTCCTGTATCTACCTCGTAACTGACTGAAGCCGTTCCGTCAAACGGAACAGCAAACCCATTGCCCTCTATCAGTGAGGGCACGGGACTCTTCTCTTCTACTGCCGGGGCGCCCTGCTCTGCAAGTTGTTTATCAATATCTAAAGCAATGCAAAGCGCCATGCAGGCATCATCATGGTAGCCTGGTGCAGCTTGCGGTCTCCCCGTTGCCTTGGCTCTTACCAATGTCAACATCTCCCCTAATAACCTGCGAGAGTTGAGCGTGATCTCACCTCTCCTCACTGAGCTTTCAAACAAACCAAACATATAGTGCCTTGTTCTTACGTCAGTCGAGTACCCAAGTTTATTTGTAAGAGCACCTTCAACCTTACCAACTTCTGAGAATCTTCGGTATAGCTTCTGGTCTGCATAGTATTTTACTAGGCAGTGGATAACCAAAAGCCCATGGTTGTTTGCTTCAGGCGCCATGATAGTGTTGCCATAGTACTTTGCTGCCATGCCCTGCTGGTGTGCCAATACATCCGGCGGCACTTTGCCATAGAACTCAGCGACCTGCTCTTTAGTTGCCCTATCAAACACTTGGATGGCAGCGAAGTCATCTTCTTTTGATGTGCCCCCACCGGCAGCATCGGAGCTGACAATATAAGAGTGTCCATCAACTGGCTTCTTATATATCTCCCAGGCCCCGCCGTCCTGCTGTATATCTACACCCCGTTCTTTTGTGTCAGCAGGAACCAAAGTCCCAAGAGCAACAGGCTCAACCTTGTCCAACTCAGTGAGTCTTTTCTGTAGCTTGCCCGCAGCAAAGACACCCCTGCCTGAAGCCACAAAAGATATCTGCCAGCTGAGAGGCCACTCTTCATCGAAGCGATCTTGATCGGCATTGCATTTGTTAATAAGAGTCTCTTGCCAGAATCTTACCTGGGCGGGCGATAGTCCAAATTCAATTGCCCTTGTCCTTTGCAGCTGTGAATACCCAAGGTCATTGGCCGCGCTGTTGAACGCTTCAAGGTCACCGTCTTGATGTGCCTCTATCATGTGCTGAGATAGCCAGTCCTCTTGCTCTTTCTGGTCCTTTGTTTGCGCCGGTCTACTGTATATTGGGTTATCTCTCCACGAGAAAAACATTGGGACATACATGTTGCCCCGTTCATTCTTGATTGCCCGCATGTACATGGAGTGAAAGAGATTACCAACACCCTTTGCCGTGGACTCAATGATAACAACGGTGCCCGGCATATCAGGGATGGCATTCAACATTGCCTGTGCTACGTCAGCGGCTGATGTGTTCCTTCTATTGCTATCCCACGATGGCAGCTCTGATATGTGTAGGAATGTAGGGGTTGAACCGCGTTCTGAGTCAGCACTACCACCCTGGGTCTGGCACTCAGAGCGTGAACCATTCTCCCATTCAATCCGATTGGCCTTTGGTTTGTTGATGAGGGCGGGGAACACTGCCGTGTCACATGCCTGAACTATTCTTGTTTGAATACGGAACAGTTCTTTCGTTGCCTTATCTTCATGTGCAACCGTCAGGGCATGGGCTTGTGGTGTGGTCTGGCAGTGGTGAATTGCCAACGCTTGTATCAGGGTAGAGCAACCCTCTTTTCTTGACTTGTCTATGATGATGCGAACGCACCCGCGTTCTCTCATCTGTTTGTCATATTCTTTTACCAGTGCCTCTTGCGCTTTCCGTCCAGCAATATCAAACGGAATAAGATCAAACCGCATAGTCTCTTCATTTAGAGAACGTATCTTGTACTCAGACTTGAGACAGAAAGGCAGGTCAGTAAAGCACTTATCTCTATATTTTTTTAGCGCATCCATTAGATAGCTTTTAGTTTAGCTTCATAGTCTACCACCTCTACGGGTGTGTTTGCTGCTGCTCGTATCTCAGCTGACTTGTGAAAGTTCTTTGCAACTGAAGACATAAGTTTATCTTCAGACTCAATGAGCTTTAGTTGCTTTGCGTATTCATCATCATCCAGGCCACCAGAGTCTCTCAGTTTCCTTACCTCTGCCATCCTGGCTGCGGTTAGCCTGGCTGCTAATGCATAAACAGACGATGCATCTTGCATATCTGCTGCACGTTGTATCAGTATTTCTTGTACACTTATTAGTTCCGTTGACATGGCAACAGCATAGCACTAGGTTTGCTCAATGAGTAAACGTAAACAGACACGACATCGTTCTCCCCCTGATTTTGAGATCAGGGTGTCACCAGAAATAAGACACAAGCTAAACGCTTTAGGTGCTGCAAAACATGCCAGTCCTTCAATGTTTGTCCAGCTTATTGCCCATATGTATTCAATGGGTGTAAGGCATTCATTCACTGAAGGCCAGTGGCTGGTGTTGCTAGACCTGGCTTGCGACCCTCCCAAAGGAAACACTATGGAAGGTACAGTAAGCTATAAGATCAATGCGGATACCGGCCAGCTACTAACAGATGTTTGCCGTGTTATTCAAATGCCAATAGATACATTCATGCTGTTCTCATTACATGATGGGCTTCACATGTTTGAAAGTATCGTTACTCCAAATCGTCATAACCTACCGCCAACAATTCAAACAGCAGTAGGAAAGGTACAGGTGCCCCGTGAAAATTGAACCATTCGGCAGACGTGTAGTTGTTAGAAAGGATATGGACTATGGAACCGATGAGGTTGCATCGACAGTACAGCAAGGCTCAAGAGAGGTTATCATATACAAGCCTGCAGTAGCGCGTGATCCAAACAAGCAAACAGTTGGAACCATAGAGAGCACAGGCCCTGAATGTAAATGGGCACAGGTCGGTGACCGTGTGTTGTATGTTAGACACCTTGGCGATGCGTCATTTGTTGGCGATGAAAACCTGGTGTTAATGCATGAAGAGGATGTGATTGGTAGGTTGATTGAAGATTGACATATAATGTGTGGGTAGTTAATCTACCCACACATAGTTGCTAATGGCCCTGTCACTGCTCCCCTGTTAGTGGCGGGGCTGTTTTATTTAAGTCATCAATTGATACCACCCCTTTCTTGCACAGCATAAGCAACATGATTACTGCATGTGGTATGTCTGTCTTACCATTACACCAGCGCCACACGGTAACGTTGTTATATCCACCGAGAACCCTTCCGCATTGTTCACTAGATAGTGAATGGTAGTTCATGAATTTCTCTAGTTCACTCACAGCAATGGCTCCCATGTCTTCAGTAGTTTGCTTATTGATTGTTTGCTCCATGTTTTTCCTTCCCTGTTTGTAATTGCCAGCTCTCTTAGTTTGTTTGAAATTGCCGTTGGTCCCATACCTTGTTCTGATAGGGCGGTTATCTGTTCAACTGTTGCTAGCTCATCTTGGTTTGGCGTTAATAATTTCTTATCCCATTGATATCCATAAGGCGCCTTGCCACAGTACCTACGGCCAGACCTTTTCAGGTGCTGCATTATATCTTTGGTTCGTTCTCCAATTCTGGCACGCTCCCATTGAGCTATGGCCCCAAGTATCTGAGCGACACAAATGCCAACCGGTGTAGACAGATCAATCTGTTCAGTTGTGGATGCGAACACCCACTTCTCCCGCTTACATCTGTCAATCAAATCACATAGGTCACTCAGGCATCGTGTCAGTCTATCAATCTTATGCACCACAAGTATGTGTCCAGCTCCACCGCCTTTCATAATCTGCAACGCTCGCTGCAATCCGGGCCTGTTGGTATTCTTACTGGACTTCACGTCCTGGATGACATCAATCACATCATGGTCATGTAAATTACAGTATGCCTGTAGCTTTTCTGCTTGAACCTTCGGTGTTAATTCTTGTTTGTTTGTACTAGCTCTTATGTAAAGTACTGCGTTCATCTGATTCCCC